TAAAACTTTGGACGACTATGGTCTTGTGACTGCTACATCAGTTAGCTTACCAACCAATCAAAACTTACTAACGCTTCCTACTGGAACCCTTATTATTAAAAACATTCATATCAAAGACGAAGGTACTAAGATTGCCCTTCTTCAAAGAACAGACGAATTTATTAATGACTACTGGCCTGTAAGTGCCAGTACAGGAACTCCTAAGTATTATGCTAGAAAAACCAATAGTCAAATTTTGTTTGCTCCTACTGCAAGCGCTACTTATGGCGGCTCTATTGTGTACACAGTTAAGCCGTCTGCTTTAACCAGCACTAATCAAACTAACTATTATACTGATTACTGCTACGATGCTTTGTTTTATGGCTCGATGGTAGAGGCAATGGACTTTATGAAAAACTACACAGTATCTAATGTCTACTCACAAAGATATGAAAATGCTGTTGAACTACTTAGAAATCAATCGAAAAGAACACGCCGTGATGATATGGAAGTTAATGCTTCTCCAGCTGGCGGTGATAACACAATTAATGGAGGAACATAAAATGGCATCTAAAAAGGGAAATCAAGCTTTAGTAAACGAAGCTGCTAAAAAAGCTAGGGCTGAATTAAGACGCAGGCAAAATGCAGCAGCTAAAGCTAAGCCAGCAGCTAAAGCTAAGCCAGCAGCTAAAGCTAAGCCAGCAGCTAAACCAAAGACAAAGCCTAAAGCTAAGCCAGCAGCTAGTTCTGCAAAAAGTTTATTAGGTCGTGCTGGTTCTTACATAGGCTCGGTAATGAAAAAACCTACTAATGCTGCAGGTGCTGCTCTTGTTGGAGGGGCTGCGCTTAAAAAAGTTGCGGACGACTATAAAGACCGTACTATCCCAGAAAATGATTTGTTTATGAAACCAGGCTCAGCTGCGTTTGGCCGTAGACTTAGTGCGTTGACAAACTTACAAGCAAGAGAAACAAACGCAAATAAGAAAAAAGATTTAGGAAAACGTCTCGCTAGAATGCAAGCTCTTGCTCCTAAGCCTGGTAAAAAACTAGTTGCTAAGCCAGCTGCTAAGCCTGTTGATAAGCCTGTTGCTAAGAAGCCTTCAGGCAAAGGTTTTGCACAAGCCTTTAAGGAAGCACGTTCTAAGTTTGATGCTGGCACAGGCAACACTACATTTAAGTATAATGGTTCTTCTTACTCCGTTGCTAAGCCAGCAGAGCTTAAAAAGGCTGGCGGTACCTATGGTAAAAAACTTAATGATGTTCTTAAGTCTAAACAACGTAGAAGCGAAACAGATAAACAGGTAACTAACAAGCCAAAATCTAAATCTAAGTTTGCTGGAATGCCTAACGAAAAAATGCTTAACAGGCTTGAAAGAGAAAAAACTGCCGAGAAGTCTTACGGTGGCGGCATGGATAAGAAAACTGTTAAGCGTGGCAAGGGCAGCAGTATAGCTGGTAAACCTAAAGGGGTAGCAGAAACTGTTAAGGGCAATCGTGGCACAAAAGAACAGGGCATGAGAGCTTACGACTACCAGCAGGAAATTAAAAAAGAACACGAAGAGCGTATGAAGTATATTGAAGAACAGCTTTCAGATAACCGTGGTGGTAAGAAAAGATAATGCCTAACTACGGTAGGGAAACATATGCTTTTTATGAAGCTCTTTCTAGCGGAAGCATTAAGAGTAAGAAACAATATGCAACAAAAAACAGTAAGATGTTAAAGGAGCAAGGTAAAGCAAGTGGCAGAAAGCAAGTACACAAAACCAGAACTTCGTAAGCGTATTGTTGCTCGCATTAAAGCGGGTAGCAAAGGAGGGGCAGCTGGTCAGTGGTCTGCACGTAAAGCTCAGTTAGTTGCAGCTGCTTACAAGAAAGCAGGTGGCGGCTACAAGGGCGGTAAAGGAAAGAAACAAAAGTCATTAAGCAAATGGACAAAAGAAGAATGGGGAACCAAGAGTGGTAAGCCAAGTACGCAGGGGGCGAAGGCCACAGGTGAAAGGTACTTACCAAAAAAGGCGAGGGCTAAACTCACAAAAGCAGAGTATGCGAAGACTACGGCAGCTAAAAGAAAAGGACGAGCAGAAGGAAAACAGTTCGTTAAGCAGCCTAAAGCTATAGCTAAAAAAACAGCTAAAGTAAGAAACGCTGCAAAAGGTGGTTCCATCTCAGGACATAATAGGTTATACTAAGACATGGCAGTTAAGAAAAAAGATTCAAGATTAGCACGTGCAGGTGTAAGTGGTTTCAATAAACCAAAGCGTACTCCTGGTCATCCAAAGAAGTCACATATTGTTGTGGCTAAAGAGGGCGATAAGATTAAGACTATTCGCTTTGGAGAGAAGGGTGCAAGCACAGCAGGCAAACCAAAAGCAGGTGAGTCAGCACGTATGAAGGCAAAGCGTAAATCATTTAAAGCTCGCCACGGAAAGAACATTGCTAAGGGCAAAATGTCTGCAGCATACTGGGCAGATAAGGTTAAGTGGTAATGGCTATAGGTAGGTCTGCGGTCAGCCAACAAGTGAGCAAACCTGGAAGAAAGGTAGGTGGTCGTAAAAGAAACTCTACTGGTTCTGCTAGTCCAAGAGGCACAGGCCAGACAGCTAGCTTAAAGGCTGACCGCAAACAATCTGGTCATAACAGACTATACTAAAGGAGAACATGAATGGCAACGTCAGGTACATATACCTTCTCAATGGATATTGACGAAGTAATTGAAGAAGCCCTAGAAATGATTGGAGGTGAGGCTACGCTTGGTAACGAGCCTAAGTCTGCTCGTCGTTCTATTAACCTGCTTCTACAAGACTGGCAGAACCGTGGCATTCAGTTGTGGACAATTGGCACCACCGCTGTTACAGTTACAACCAGCGTTACCTCCTATGTATTGGGAGAAGAGAACATTGACGTTCTGGAGGCTGTGGTTAACCGTGACAACATCGACCTGCAGCTAGAACGCATCAGCATGGAAGAGTACCTCAAAGTCCCTCGTAAGGGGCAGACAGGGCGTCCTACGCAGTTTGCTGTACGTAGAGAGCGTGACCAGTCTCGTGTCTTCCTGTGGCCTATCCCAGAGAATAGCACAGATGCAATTAAGTTTGAAACTGTAAAGTATTTCCAAGATGTATCTAAGTCTTCTCAGACTGCTGACATCTCTCGTAGGTTCTATCCTTGCTTAACTGCAGGCACTGCCTACTTCATGTCAATGAAACGTCCAGGTGTAGATGCAGGTCGCATCCAGATGATTAAGGGTGAGTATGAAGACAGATTGCTAAGAGCGCAGGAAGAGGATAAAGAACGTGCCAGCATGTACATTCTCCCTCGTCTGAGGTAGTGACATGGGTGCAACTAAAGCATTAGGTCTTTGCGATATCTGCGGATTTAGATACGAGCTAAGAACTTTAAAGAAGAACAGTTATGGGATGATGGTTTGTCCATCAGATTACGAAGGAAAGTTTGACCAGAAGAATCACCCACAAAATAGAATCGCCAGGGTAACGGACGACTATGTTGTTAAAGACCCTAGACCACAGGTTCCGTCACTTGTTTCGGCAGTACCTGTATCTTCTTGGCTTCCCCCGTATCCAGGACCGTAACAAATGGCTAGAGGAAAACATGTACAAGCTGAATGTGATATTTGTGGGTTTGCTTATCCACGTAGTAGATTACGTAAGAATAGCTTTAACCTCTGGGTGTGTCCCTCTGACTGGGATGGAAGCTATGACAGAGTCAACCATGCGCAGAACAAAGTCCCTGACATGCGAGACAGAAGTCAATATGTAATGAATGCTAGACCTGACCCTAATATTGACAGGGGCATTACTTGGGACAAAGCAACAGAGAGATATACCACAATATACCAGTGGGAGTTGGTAGACATAAGTTGGAATAATGTATAATGACTGATTTAACTGGCAAGCTAATTGCTAACACATATAAAGATATATTAACTATTGCGGCCAGTGTAGAGAACTCTGGTATAGATAGCACACTTAGACGTGTTCAAGACGGAGGTGGGAATAACTCACCACTGAAGTTATCTGAATCAGCTGCAGCCTTTACAGGCAATGTAAGCGTTAACGGTAACTTAACTATTAATGGTGCTTTTCAACCACAGAATATTCAAACTAGTGCTGTAAGAGCCACAACGGTAAGTGCAACTAATATTACAACTGATGTACTGACTGCTGGTACACTTACCTTTCAAGATGTAAGCGTAAGTACACTACGTGCAGGCACAGTCAGCGCTACAACCATTAATGCAGGAAGCACTCTTACAGTAGATGGTGACGGTGTTATTACTTCTGCAGTTGCTGTATCTACTGCTGCTATTCTTCGTGCGCAGATTGCAACAACTATTGCCAACACTTCTGCAGCCCTTCAAGCTAATATTAATGTAGTATCTGTAGGATTATCAGCTACCAATACTCAAACTCAAATCAATGCTACACAGATTGGTTTAGCACAGACATCTATTACTGCCAATGCCTCAGCCATTACAGTTAATAGTGATGCCATTACTTCTATTAATTCTAGAATTGCAGGTGTTTCAGCCTTAACGTCTGTTAATGCTGTAAACATTGCAGCTGTTTCAGTCTTAACATCTGTTAATGTAGCAGCTATTGCTTCTGTAAATACTATTGCAGTTGCTGCTTTGCCGAAAGCAGGCGGCACAGTTACTGGTAATGTTTCATTTCAGGGTTCTAGTATTACACTAGGAAATAGTATGAACGATATAATTTATGGCAGTGGATTATT